ATATTATAATAATAAAGAATATGAAAGAAACTTTTTTCAATAGCAATGATACATTAATAAAATTGTTTAAATATATATTTATGGGATTTGTAGTTGTTTATATAGCAGCAATATTACCGAATAATAATTTGGAAGCTGGGGAATTATTTATATTAGGTTTATCGGCAGCAAGCACATATTCAGTTTTAGATATGTTTTCTCCTTTAATATCAAAATATGCGAGTGATGGTATTGGATTAAAAGAAAGTTTTACATTGGATAACATTTTATTATGATTTTATAGCGATGGAATAATTTCATAATTTAAATCAATACATATTTTTTTCCATATCTGATCTTGAATATATAATTTTTCTCTACTTTTCAGTAGAGGAAAATATCGTAGATATTCATTTAACCCGAGAATTTGAAAAAATTTATATAATACATAACTATATGATAAAAAGTTTTTTCTATCTTTTGGACAATGTTTCAAAAATGGTGCTTGAATACTTCTAAACATACTGCATAATTTTTCTTCTAATTCTGGACTAAATTGAGGAGTTGGTATTCCATTTATTCTATTTATAATATAATTAATATGTTCATAATATTTATTAATACGTAATCTTTTTAAAATATCACGCATTTTTGTATATGTTATTTTTTTTAAATCTATAATTTTTTCTTTTTTAATTTCTGCTAATATTTTTTCAAAAATTTCGTCTGGTATGTCTGTACTTTCTTTACCCTGAACTTGATTACACCATTCACGAAAATGGTTTATACGTTTATAGCAAAAATGAGAAGTATCCTTAGTATTTTGTTTTAATATAGGTCTATTTTGTTCTACTAATAATAATTCTTGATATCCACAATTATTACATATTATTATCGCATCATGTTGTAAACAAGTCATTTGTATTTTACATTGTTTACACATTTCTATATTTTCTTCCTCGACATTTCTAACGTGTTTTTTATTTATAATAGACATATATTTGTCTACAAGCGTGCTTTTATCTTCTTTAATAATATCTTCTTCAATATTTAAAGATTTTTCATCATTATTATTTACAATATTTATATTTTCATCTATATTATATGATTTTTTTTCTTCATTTATATTATTTAAAGCATCTAAAACATTAATTGTATTCGAAGAATTATTTATTTTTTTTTTTTTACTTTCGGTTTTAATGGTTTTAATTTGTTTCATATGTAAATCTGAAGAAGATTTAATAATATTATCTTTTCCAATTAATACATTATTAATATTCGCTTGTTTTTCTACTGTTTCATAATACTGAAATAATATATAGCTTGTATTTTTATAATATTCAATTTCATCTATATTATTAAGCTCATTTATTTTAGTTTTAACATCTATTATTTTTTCTCTTAATTCAATATTACTGTTCCATAAATTTCTATTTATTTCATATATTTCTTCGTCATTATATTGATTTTCTTTATTTTCACATAGCTTATTATTTACTATATTTAAATTATTATCATATTCTATTAATAAATTATTGTAATATTCAATTTGTTTATTGGAATTTTCAAATTTTTTTATCATATTATTATGCATTGCGTCAAGAGTGTAACTTTCATTTGTGTCTATATTAATTTTTTTTTTTGATGATTTCTCTTTAAACATCATTATAATAGAATTATTAATATATAGTTTTATATGAATTATTTTTAATATTCGCGTACTTATTTATATTTTTTTCTCCTCTAATAGTATAAAAGAATATAGCGTAAATGGGTGGTGGTCTTCTTCAACTAGTTGCTTATGGTGCTCAGGATGTTTATTTAACAGGTAATCCTCAAATTACTTTTTTCAAAGTTGTATATCGTCGTCATACTAACTTCGCTATTGAAGCTATTCAACAGACTTTTAACGGCAATCCTGGATATGGAAATACAGTAACATGCCAAATATCTAGAAATGGTGATTTAATAAATAGAATGTATGTACAGGTTGATATTCCTGAAGAAAAAAGCACCGCATGCCAATATGTAAATTATTTAGGCTTAAGATTATTAAAATCCGTAGTTATTGAAATTGGAGGACAGCAAATAGATAAACATTACTCAGATTGGTTATATATCTGGAATGAATTATCATTACCTGTTGGAAAGCGTGAAGGTTATAACTCTATGGTAGGTGCTGAAGGTGTATCCGCATCAAATAAAACATTATATATACCACTTGAATTTTGGTTCTGTAGAAATGTTGGTTTAGCACTTCCTTTAATAGCTCTTCAATATCATGAAGTAAAAGTTAAAATTGAATTTGAAACAAAAATTAATTGTGTATGTAAAACAACTGGTGGTGTGGCTGAGACTACTGATTTAACAGATGTTCCTAATATAACTAATGTTTCATTATGGGTAGATTATATTTTCCTTGATACTGACGAGCGCAGACGTTTTGCACAATTATCACATGAATATTTAATTGAACAATTACAATTTACAGGAACTGAAACTTTAAATCCAGGGTCTAATCGTGTAAAATTAAATTTTAACCACCCTTGCAAGGAATTAATATGGGTCGCTAAATTAGCCTCCCCAGTAAATATCCATTCTCGTTGGTATGATTACACTAACACTGATATTGCGGATGGCAACAAATATGTTTTAGATGATCTTTGCACTAATCCATTTAAAGATGCTATATTACAATTAAATGGAAATGATAGATTTGCTTTAAGAAAAGGGTCTTATTTTAACTATGTTCAACCATATCAACATCATTCTAATATTTCTAAAAATCACGGAATTAACGTATATTCATTTGCTCTTAAACCTGAAGATCATCAACCAAGTGGCACACTTAATATGTCTCGTATCGACACTGCTACTTTGATGGTAACAGTATCAGATGAATTATATACAAGTGCTAATTACCCTCTCCCTGCTTCAACTAAGACAGCAACATATAGAGGCATCAATATTTATGCTGTAAATTACAACGTATTACGCATATTATCTGGTATGGGTGGTCTCGCTTATTCCAATTAAATTTTAACTATTTTATTTCTAGTAGCTTATGGTGCTCAGGATGTTTATTTAACTGGTAATCCTCAAATTACCTTTTTCAAAGTTGTATATCGTCGTCATACTAACTTCGCTATTGAAGCTATTCAACAAACTTTTAACGGAAACCCTGGATATGGTAATCGCGTAACTTGCCAAATATCAAGAAATGGTGATTTAATACATAGAATGTATTTATCTGTTGATATGTCTGAAAATCAAGTTAATTTATGCCCATATTTTGGATTACGTTTAATTGATTATGTAGAATTAGAAATAGGTGGTCAAAAAATAGATAAACAATATTCACACTGGATGTATATATGGAATGAATTATCATTACCAACTTCTAAACGCGACGGATACAAAAAAATGGTAGGTGGAGATGGTGGTGTAATTAAAGACCAATTATATATCCCTCTTGAATTTTGGTTCTGCCGTAATGTAGGTTTAGCACTTCCTTTAATTGCTCTTCAATATCACGAAGTCAAAGTAAATATTTTATTCCAAACTGCTGATAAATGTAAATCAACATCAACTGTACCAACAGTTTTTGGTTCAGCATCATTATGGGTAGATTATATTTTCCTCGATACTGATGAGCGCAGACGTTTTGCTCAATTATCACATGAATATTTAATTGAACAATTACAATTCACCGGTTCTGAATCTGTTTCAGGTGATATAGTAAAACCAAAATTATCATTCAACCATCCTTGCAAGGAATTATATTGGTTTACAACTTTTAATAAAACAAATGCTTCAGGTATTGAAGTAAATAATATAAATTGGTTTAACTATACTAATAGTCTATCTTCTGATATAAATGGATTAAATAATACACTTAAAAATCAAACAGCAAATAGAAATTTACGTGCCATATCTTCAAATAACACTACTAAAACCGCTAAATTAGTATTAAATGGAAACGATCGCTTTTCAGAAAGACCTGGTTCCTATTTCAATATGATTCAAACTTATCAACATCACGAAAATATTCCAAATAATTCAGGAATTAACGTATATTCGTTCGCATTAAAACCCGAAGAACATCAACCAAGTGGAACTCTAAATATGTCCCGCATAGATACCGCTGTATTAAACTTATCATTAAATTTAGGCACTGATACCGCAAATATGGTTTATTCATTAAATGTATATGCTGTAAATTATAACGTATTACGCATATTATCTGGTGGGTGGTGGTCTTCTTCAACTAGTAGCTTATGGTGCTCAGGATGTTTATTTAACTGGTAATCCTCAAATTACCTTTTTCAAAGTTGTATATCGTCGTCATACTAACTTCGCTATCGAAGCTATTCAACAAACTCCTACAGGAAGTAATTCTTTAGGTTCTCGTGCTAGTTTTCAAATTACCCGCAATGGTGATTTAATCCATAGAATTTACTTCAATGGAAGAATTAAAAATAATAATACCGCCGATAATTCAGCTGTTGCGCTTGTTCCAAATTTTGGTCAAAAACTTTTAAAGAATGTAGAATTAGAAATCGGAGGACAACGTATAGATAAACATTACTCCGAATGGTTATATATATGGAATGAATTATCATTACCTGTTGGAAAACGCGAAGGTTATAATACTATGGTTGGAGCTAATAAAGGTAATTTATGTACTAAGTTATTAAAGGGGCAAGAATATGAATTATATGTACCTCTTGAATTCTGGTTTTGCCGAAATGTAGGGTTAGCACTTCCATTAATCGCTCTTCAATATCATGAAGTTAAAATTAATATTGAATACGATACAGCTGATAATTTAGTAGATGATAATGACAATAATTTATGCTATGACGAGTCTTTAAAAACTGTTGCTGCGCAAATATGCTCAAATGGAAACAAACAGTATGGTACAACAACTGCTGTTACTACAAATGTTTTTGCCGAAAATAAAAATATTTCATTATTAGATGCTACATTATGGGTTGATTATATCTTCCTTGATACTGATGAACGCAGACGTTTTGCACAATTATCCCACGAATATTTAATTGAACAATTACAATTCACAGGTTCAGATACCATTAATAAATCAAGCTCCATAGATAACATGAAGAGCATCCGTATGAATTTCAATCATCCATGCAAAGAACTCGTATGGGCAATAAAACGCGACAATTTAACAGGTCATCAAGTTTTTTGGAATAATTTCTCTTCAGCGGATGGTTCAACGACAGCAAATCCTAATAATACAATGAATGATTACATTGCGTCAAAAAATAATACATTACAAGCTAAGATAATGCTCAACGGCAATGACAGATTTGCTACCCGTAAAGGCGATTATTTCTCATTAGTACAGCCATATCAACATCACGAAAATACCCCTGACGTATATCACAGTGGTATTAATGTTTATTCGTTTGCTCTCAAACCAGAAGAACATCAACCGAGCGGAACCTTAAATATGTCTCGTATTGATACAGCAGTATTAAATGTATCTTCGGAAGTTAACGGAACTATATATGTATTCGCAGTAAATTACAACGTATTACGTATATTATCTGGTATGGGTGGTCTTGCTTATTCCAATTAAATTATTTAAAATGTTTATTTTTATCCAATATATAAAATCATAATATCTAAAGAATTAATATATATATTAAAGTATGGAATTAAATAATAAAAAAGTTGATAAATTAATAGAGAAACAAGAATTATCTAATTATAAAGCTAAAAAGTGTAATTGTTGTAATAAAAATTTAATATTATTGGAAACATTAACGAATAAATGTAAATGTAAAAATTTTTATTGTAACAAACATCTATTTTATAAAAATCACAATTGTGAATTTAATTATATCATTGAATTTAAAGAAAAATGTTCTAGCAATATAATAAATTTAGAAAATAAGGTTATTAAAATTTGAGTACATAATCTTTTAAAATCTTTTAATTTTAGAAAATTATTAAAATCTATAGAAAAATAAAATTATGTACTCAAAAATTGATTAATACATTAGAATTAATATATATTAAGATATGAATTATCAAGAAGATATATTTAAAAAAGCTTCAGTTATTATTATTGAAAAGTATGAAAAATACGAAGATATACCAGATATTTACAAGTTCCTATATAAAACATATGTTCCCGATTCAATTGGCAAAAAAAGAAAAAATATTAATTTAGATGAATAATGATATATAAATTATATTAATCATCGGATATTATTACATTTTTTTCATAAGGTTCTAAAATTTCATTTACAATTATATTAGGATTAAAATCATCATAATTCATAAAAATTTTAAGTAATTGTTCTGAAAACCCAGATATGATAGCTGTACCCTCAGTATCATAATTTACTGGGAAGGCATTATTAGATTGTGAGTTAAGATTCCAAAATATAAATTTAGGTGCTGTGAAACCCGATAATTTAAATTTATTTATAATATTATCATATATTGTTTCAATTGTATCTCCACTATCAGTTGCATCATTAAATTGCATATCAGTAAATACAAATAGTTTTTTAGGCATTTCGCAATCCGGAATATTATTTTCAATACCATATCTAATGATACAATCGCAACATTTCACGAAATCTGTGCTAAATCCATAATCAATATTTAACATACTCTTAATATAGTCTAATAATGAAGGTTTATCTTGTGAAATATTAAGAGTAACTAATTTAGGATAGTCGCTAAATGTAATAAATTTATTTTTGAATATTCCCTCACAACACAATGAAGTAAGAATACCTAATGCTGTAGCAACTTGAGCGGGAATACTTCCATTTCGCGCATTAAACATAGAACCTGATAAATCCACAATTGCTAAAGAATTTGCCAATACTCCATTCTTTTTAACATTATCTACTATTGCATTCCATTGTAATTCTATAGTTTCACAGTAATTATCATTACCATCATTAGTGTATCTATTTTCAATATAATATTTAGTTAATTCATGAGGCAATATTCCTGTAACTTTTATTTCCTTATTACCACATCTTACATCTGACAAATATTTAAGATATCTTTCTTTATCATGTTTCATAAAAGCATTTATTAATTTTTTAGAAGCAATACCTGGTACCTGTTCGTATTTAATCTTGTCCCATTCGTTATTACACATTAATTTTTCAACAATATTAATTTTATCTCTCAAAGGAACAATTAAGTTTTTACGATATTTTTCCATTTTTCTTTTGTCGTCAATGCCATATATTTCGGTTGCTATTTTTTTTGCCATATGTTTTCTTTTATCACATCTGCTATTTTCTGTAGGTGCCCATTTAGCACATAAAGATACATTTTCATTATTATCTAATAATATTTTATCATCTAATAATTTTTTGGCGAATAATTTAAGCTCATATTTATTATCACTATGATATGATATATATAATAAATCTTTCCAACACCCATATTTATTAACATATGTAATAATATTGTCATAATATGTATTTGGTTTATTATTTTTTAACCATATCATAGCTTGATTTGATATTTTTTTTTCCTTCTTTCCATTTAATCTATCTCTGCCATTGAAAATAATAGCTACCGTTTTTTTTGGGTCATCTTTCCAACATTTTTCTAAATAATTATAATTATCCGTTTTATTTAAATCTCTTACAAAAAGCATAAAATAATCTATAATATTTTTGTTAGTTGTTTTTAATGACACCGCACCATTATCTGTAGTTGTATATGTTTTATAAGACATCTTTGTAGTTGATGTTTTATATAAAAATAATCTTATATCAATTTTTTCGTTATTATCATTTTACAGCAGCTACCGCTGCTAGTTTACTTGCTGATGGGGGAAAATGATGAGAGATAAGTTTTTGTAAAATAAAATAATTAATCTCTTCTTTGTCATTTACATTTAGAATTTTTCTTAGTTTATCGTCAGGAAGGATAAATCTTTTATTTTCAGGTTTATTTAAATTGTGTTCTTTAATGTATGCATTGATATATCTGGTAATATCTGTTCGTGATTTTTCGGTTCCGTGTGGTTCTCCAATAAAATCACATAGCTCGTCTGAAATTTTATTTGGTTTAGCAAATCCTGATGGGGAATTTTTAGCGTTTTGTCTCTTTTTTTGTACCTTTTCAATAATTTTTTGCTGTTTTTCATATTCTTTAGATAAGATTTTCAACATTCCTTGAATTTCTTTGAAATTTGATGATAAAGTATTTACTTTCTCAATAATATTTTGTAGTACACTGTCCTGTGGTGAAGCAACATTAGATGATTGAACATCGACAGCAACTGTTGTTACGTCAACCGCATTTACAGCAGGAGGGGCATCTTTTTTGACAACTGGCGTCGTGGCATTTTTAGAAGCAGTTTTTTTATCTGGTTTTTCATTTTTGACTGGGGTTACCGGAGTAGCTTGAATATTAAGAGTAGCGTCATTTGTGTTTTTAGTACCAGTTGCTTTCTTATTAGATGGCATTATTTAGTATTTTAGTTTATGGATATTTATATATCCTTTTGTTTATATCATTTTATATGTAAAAATTATATATTATCGCATTATATTTTAAGATAATATTAAAATGAAAATTAATAGAGTAGGTACTTATAAAACAGGATTTAAATATTTTAATAAAAATATAGAAATAACAAATGAAAATGATATTAATTTTTATAAAAGTTTAAAAATACCACCGGCTTACGATAATGTTACTATTTTAAATGGAAAAAAAATAATAGCATATGGTTATGATTCTAAAAATAGAAAACAAGTAATTTATAATCCTAAATTTATAGAAAAACAAAACAATTCTAAATTTATTAAAATAGAAAAATCTATTAAATATTTTAAAAAATTTAAAAATAAAATTAAGAAAGACATATTAGGTAATGATATTAAAAATAAAATAATAAGTATTATAATAACACTCATTATTGATTGTGGATTTAGAATAGGTAATAAAAAATACGAAAAGGAATATAATTCATATGGTTTAACTACATTAAAGAAAAAACACATATTTCTAAATGATAAAACAATTAAGATTGATTTTATAGGTAAAAAAAATGTTAGAAATGTTGCTATATGTAATAATAAATATATTTATGATTATATTTATAACGTTATAGAAAATCTAGATGACGCTGAAGATTATATATTTAAATACGGTGATAAATGTGTATCGTCAAATGATGTAAATAAATACTTAGATAATTTTTATAATAAATATGATTTAAAAATAACTACAAAAGATTTAAGAACACTAAATGCCAATAATTTATTTATAAAATATTATCGTAAATACAAAGATGATAAACACGCTATAAAAAAAGCTATTAATGATACATCGTTAAAATTACACAATACATCTAGTGTATGTAAAAAAAATTATATAGACCCGAGAATAATAAAATTATACGAAAACAAAAATAAATAAAAATTGATTTTTTTATATACTATAATATAAGATTAAGAAGATTTATTATAATAAAATGGATATTGAAAATATTCTCAAAAATTTAAAAGAAATGCTTGTAGAGAGAGGAGATGATATTTCAATTTTCGAAGAACACGAACTATCTATAGATAAAGAAGATTATGAAAATGAAAAAAATGTAATTGAATTGCAGACATCTAATACAACCGTTATATTTGCACTTACTAAAAAATTAAGGAAAATGATAATAGATGAATTAAAGGTATGTGACGCTAATGTTGAAAATTTTATAGCAAAATATGGAAATATGAAAAATATCATATTGATTTTCAATAATGATACTATTTCGCATCCAATAATATCACAGCTAAATAAATATGATAAACTTTTTCAAAAGAATGGGGGGCAATTGCAGTATTTTCACGTCAAACAACTTATGTTTAATCCTACTAAGCACGAATATGTTCCTAAACATATTAAATTAAGTGAAGAAAACGCTATTAAGGAAAAAGAAGAGCTTAAAAATAAAATAAAGGAAATTGAGGATACTATTAAAAGTAAGAAAAAAGAATTAGATGATATGGGAACTAAAAAAACTAAAATTAAAGATAAAGAAGATTTGACGAAAGAAATTATTAAACTCGAAAAAGAAATCGAAGATTTAAATACAAAAATAAGTGAAATCAAATTTGAAATAACAGATTTTATGAAAGAATATATGATTAAAAGTAAAATATATATGCCTATAATATTACATAGCGATCCTATCGCTAAATGGCTTGGTTTAAAACAAGGAGATATTGTTAAAATTATTAGATATAATGAAAATAGTGGTATTTCGTTTTACTATAGAACTTGTTTTTAAATAAATATATATATAAATATAGAAGATATTATAAACAATTAATCAAATGTCATTAACATATGAAAATAGTAAAATAGAAGAACTTCTAAAAAGAACAAAATCTGTAGCTAATTTATTTAAAACAAATGATTTTGCTAATGATTATACAAGTGAATTTGCAAAATATTTTTTCAATAATATAAGTGAAAGTAGTTTATCGGCGGGGGGGACTTCTACAAAAATATCATCGAGTTCTGAATTTAATTATATAATTTCATTACTAAGGGACTCTTTAAGCGGAGCAGTACATAGTGTCGACTATGATAATGTTAATAAATATTTAAAAGCAACTAATAATCCCAGTACTTTAAACTTTATTAAAAGCGATACTATTAGTGAAAACGATAAAAATATTATTTCTAATAATATTCAAAATGTTGAAAAAGACATAAATTCATATATAGCACACCAAAAATTATTTTTTAAATTTAATGGAGATACTCCTACAATCGGTGTTAAAACTGATAAAAAATACAGATACTATAAAGATGATAATAAAATTAAATATATATTTTGTACATTAAGATTAATTGAAACATTTTTAGATATTTTATCCGCTTATAAAAATTTTATAGATAGTCCTGAAAATGATGGGCAAGTTATAAATAAAATTATAATAACCAATTGTATCAACACTAATAATACAAATAATAATGAAAATCACGGTTATTATGTAGACGCAAGTAATATAGGAGAACGTAAATTAAAAGACGAATCTGCACTATTATTATATATTAAAAATTTTGATAATAATCCATTATTAACTAGCCTTTGTACATATCATAATTTAAATAATAAAAAATATTCTGATACTAATTCAACAGAAAATGAAATTAATTCATATACTAAAACCGATAATACTTTTACTAATGTTATATTAAAAGGAATATTTATCAATAAAAGTTTTAATAGTAATGAAATTGATTTAATTTTGAAGGATAGTAGTACAGTAGGTATTAAGGATAAATATATAATTGAAAAAAATAATATATCAAATAATAATGATTCAAAATATAAGATTATTTGTAAATATATTTTTAATGATTTTTTGAAGTTAATTTATCATTTAAAATTAGATAAAAGAAATGAACAAGTTGAAGCATTAATCGCACAACTTGAAATATATAAATTGTCTATATATTCTTCTATATATGCCTGTAATAAATTATTCAACACTATGTTAGAAAATGATATTATTAATGATGGTAAAGTTAGACTAAATACACAATATTATTGTATATTGCCTAATGCAATTACTTCAGCTAGAATCACTATCAATGGAACTGGAATTGATGGAAAATTAAACGATGTATTTAGTGAAATTTACGATTATGACAAATCAGGAAATAATTATTTAAATTACGAATATTATACAACATATTTTACAAATAAAAAATATACATACGAAAATAGTAATGAGAGTACAATTGCAGGATATAATGTGGAATTATTGAAATTAGATACTAGTAAAATAGTAGATACAGGCCCTTTATATATCGCATATGATAATTTACCTTCTGGTGTTGATAATAGTAATGTAATCAAAGTAAATATTGATAGTAGCATTACAACAGTAATACACTACAATATGTTTAAAAATATTAATGACAACATATATAATCATGTTAATAACTTAACAAATAAACTTGTTATGAATTATTATAGTGGTACTAATACAACAAAATCAGATATTTTATCAGGTGGTAATAATTTTGTATTAGAAGCACACGATATAGAAAGGAAAATATACATTATTAAATCTTCACACGATACTTTAAATAAAATATTATTTAATAAGGATTTTGATAATGCCGATATAGAAAAACAAAAATTAATTATTCCATCTGATAATAATTATTATACTGAAAGCGCAATATCAAAAAAAACAAATGCTAAACAATCTTATTTAGATACTGAAAATAAATATATGCTATCCAAGTCTATTATAAATAATAGTGAGTATTCGGATAAAAAAAATTTTTTAAATTTAGAATCAAATGCATATAAAATAGTTAGTGATTATACAATTAAAATAAATGCTAATAATTATAATATTAAAAATATACATTATGACGAGAATGATAATCTTGTATTTTCTATATATATAGAAAATATTAAAGAAGTGTTAAATTATGGAGAAATTATATATATTCGCAATTATAACGATTATAATATAGTTAATGATAACACAATAATATCTGATGGTAATAAATTATTATTTAAAAAACCAAATCAACTTGAAATAATTAAAAAGACACCACTTGAATATAAAAATAATTTTCATGATAATATGAGAAATATTAATAATATAAATCAAAATATAACTATTAATGAATCAAAAATAAAAAATTATAAAACATTATATGATTTGAATAAAAGTAAAAATAATGTAATGTATAATCAATATTATTCATATTTAACAATATCAATAATTATATTATTAGTTTTAGTTGGAATAAACTTTTATCCATTGGATAATAGTGTAAAAAAACTTATTGTTATGATATGTTTTGGCATTTCAATAATTTTAATTATGATTTACTTTATTATAAGTGTCGTATATATAGATAATAAAATAAGTGTTGAAAGTTTTGAGTTAGGAACAAGAGATGAAAAATTTAAAGATTTTTTTACTATTAAAACAAATTCATCTACAAATAAAATTACAACATTTGATAAAATAATTGAATTTCAAGATAATAAAATAAATGAGAAAAGGAAATATACTAATCTCAATATTTATAAGATGCAAGATAATATATATGGTTTACTTTATAAATTTGAAATATATAGAAGACAAGCAAATAGTGGTTCGGCATATTTTAAATTAACAGAATTAACAGAAAATGAAAAAAGACATATGCGTAAATTAGATGATAGATTGATATATGAAAAAGAAGGTGCTATAATGTATATTGATGTACTAAAATATGAAACATTAAAATATTCTATACTTATTAAATCTTTATTAATGATGTTACTTATATTAACAGGTATGTCAGCAATATTTTTATATATTAACGGTCAATATGCTGAAATAATGATATTTATAACAATATTATTATTAATAGTTGTGTTTTGTTATTATATAATATATAGCAATTCTATAGTTAGAATAAGATCTAGAAATGTATATTGGGGGAAAGAATTTGAAACAAAATATGATTAAATTTATATAAAATGATGTTATTTTATATTAATATAAATGAATAGTGATAATAGTGATAATAGTGATACAGATCCAACATACATTATTGCTAGTGAAGAAGCTTCAGATAGCGATTCTTATGATTCGAATGATACAACAAGTAAAAATGATAAATGTGTTGAAGATAATGAAGTAATAAATAATATAGATATTAATAATGAACCGCCACGAGGAGGTTTTTTTAATAAGAATGATGAAAATGACTATAATAATCGTAAAAAAAATGTTAAAAAAAAAATTCTTTTAATTTTTAATAATCCAAATAATTTTATTAAAAAGAAAAAATACGAT